CTTGTCCTATAATAGATATAGGTGACTGAGATATCTGCAGATGTCCCTTGAGTTGATGAAATGATATGCACTTTATATATATAGTTAGGATCAAAGGCATACTGTAAGGTATGGGTATAACCATAGCCTTCATAAAAATAGACAACTTCCATTTCACCGCCAATTTTTACAACAGAAGATGGTCCTCTTGCATATAAGGCGTTTGAGCCGTAATCAAAGGCGAGTTCACCAAGATAAGATAACTTTGAAGTCGTTGGTATAGTACTTCCTCTTTTGACTCTAATGATCGCCATTAATAAGTACCACCATCAATGACAGAAGTTGGCGTTAATACCTTGGATGCATCGATACCCAATTTGTATTTAATTTTTGTTGGTGTATAGCCTGTATCAACTACTGGAAAATATGTTAGTGCATTCGCTAGAACTGTTGAATCATAGTTTGTTTCACTAGAAGCAAGTGCCATACCTTCTGCAGTAATAATGGTTGATATTTTCGCATTAGCTAATTTTGTTCTTTGTTCAGTGGTTAAGTGAAGGTTACTTGAAACGTGTGTGTTATAAGTAGATCCTGCAACCCCACCTAAATCAGCTAGTGTAACTGTAACTGCACCCGTTGAACCATTAACACTTGTCACTGAGTCTGTTGGTGTTAAAAGTTCTTGCCAGTTAGCCAAGGTTGAATAAGGTGCAGCTTTTAAGATGAATGATTTATTTAAATCTGTTCGGACTGCAACATCACCTTCTTGCGCTGTTGATAAACCAAGCATAGCAGTTTGACTTGCTACAACAAAAGTATTGGTCATCGCAATCTTTGGTACAACACTATCTGCGAGTTTTCCACTTGAGTTTAGAATAGGAATGTTACCATTACCTGTTCCAGTGTTTTTCGTTGCTGCACTTCCTAAACCAAGTGCTGTAATCTTTGTATCAATTTGATCATCAACTTTACCACTTGAAGGTATTTTTAAATAATCACTATCTGCTAAAGGCACTGAAACAGATGCTGTTTTATCTGCTTTAGCAATATATAAATGCTCACCATTAAAATCGACTTGTGGTTCTCCTGCTTTCACTACCCCAGTTGTACCGGTAAGGGGTCCTGTTCCTGCAGATGTTCTTCTTTTAATTTGAATTGTTGCCATAACTTCCTCCTATTTTTTTAAATATGCTGATGTAATATTATGTGACGTGTTTCCACAGCTTAAAGTCACAACACCATTTTCATAAACAACGCTTAATGTATAATCAGCTCCAGCATACCTGTAGCTGATATTTCTATTTGATCCAACATGAATAAATAAACTATCTCCTGGAAAACTGATAATGGTTGTATTGTTAATCAGTACATAAACGAGTGATTCAGATAACTCAACTGATGACGTATTAAAAAACTGATAAACACCATTTGATACTTTGGTTAGATTTTTTCTAACTGGTCTATATCGATCTAATAACTTATTTTCCAAATCAGAAATTTATCTTTATCATTTAAAATGACTTTTCTTACATACGTTTGATTGATGGATACTGATGTCGTTGTCTTTGTATATGCGCATAAAACAAACTCATAGAGTCCTTCTGTAGTTAATAGGTTAGTTAAAACAAGTGAAGGATATCCACTAGCTTGTTCTTTTGAATAAAAATTTACTTCATTGGTTGCTGTATTAACTCCAAGCACCACATAACCATTTTTATTCGAATCAGGTGTAATACCGATCGTTGTTTGATTTTCAATATAGATAATGCGGCCATATACAGAAACATAGCCATCTTGAAACGTTAATGTATTATTCGCCAGTGTTACTTGACACTCATTTTTTAATCCTTTTAATATTCCGATATCCTTTGAATAAAAAAAGTGATACAAATCTGCATCAATTTTTGCGGTAACATTCCCACTTTCAAAGGTTACTTTTTGAATTCCCATTAGAATTCACCTCCATCTAAATTAGTATTGGTAATCGTGACACTACTTGAAGTAGTTGTTTTTACTTTACTTAAAAGCTGAATTTTTTCTGTAAGCTTTACTCGATATTCACCTAGGGTTATTTTTGAGACCTTAAGCGTATCTTTAAACAAGATACCTGTCACAACCGTGTCATAGGTTTTATGTTTATGAATGAATGATATATAGTCCCCTAAATGAAAGTTCATAAACGGTTTAAAGACTTTATTGTTAAGATCTAAATTAAATGAGATATAGTGATCAAGTTTTGAGGTCATCATTTCACTTCTAGCTTTGGTTTCTAGCGTATCTACTTCTTTATCCGCATAGATAAATGACTTGGCCATCACTGAATGATATCTATCTAAGTGAAGACTATCTTCTGTGATATTGCCTCTTGTAAGTAAGTAATAGGTTTTAATGTCTTTATAAATCTCATTATCACTTCTTGGATAAAAGATGATTTTATTAATCACTTGTGAGGATGAATCATTGGTTTCGATATTTAAAATCGATGAAAAGTTACTCTTCATCACCAGTCCTTCATTCACGTGTACAATCTTAAACAAGATACCTGTGATTCGACCTCTAACATATTGAACTTCTGTTTGAAAACTAATCCCATAGGTTTTTGAAACAAGTTCAAAGAGTTTTGAGATACTTTCAATCTTGTCTGCCTCAAAACTCAAAGAGCCATAAACACTCGCATCTTTTTGAACAGTTAGATAATCTAGGTTTTGCATGGAGTCAGCATTCACTTTAAAATGCGCATGAATCACTTGATACAAGTAATCGATTAGATCACCGGTGAAACTAACAACTGGTATATCCAAATTAAAAATCTCTCTAAAATCGAGCGCTTTAATGATCGTTGAATGATCGTCTTTCTGTTCGATACTTTCTAAGATACCGATATAGGAAAATAGTTCATTAGAAGCTATGACGATATCGCCTATGGCTGTTTGGATATTAGTTTTATTGGCTTTGAAAACTGAACGCTGGATGATCACCATATCTAGGTTTATTTCATATTCTTTTCCAACTGGTGCATAATCTTTATATTGAAGGGTTTTTCTATCGAGGAATATGAGTTTCATCTTAAATACCCATATATCCTTCAAGAAGCGTCACTTTACATAGTGATTCAGTCGCAACCCCTGGTTTAAATTCAATTTCATAGTTCCCATGATTCACAAATAAGAAATTATCTTCTTGAAAGTCCTGCAAGCCGTAAACATCTTGTGTAGTACCGTTTTCTACGAGTGTGATTTCTTGTTTACTAGGTATGGCTATGATTCTTAGGGATGCATTATCTGAATCAACATATAGTTTCATTTTTGAGATGACATAGCCATTTTTTAATATCGATACTTCAGGATGATAAAAGGCACCATGGATTTCAATATTGATTGGTGCTTCATCAAGTCCCTGATTATTGATATGAATAAGCCCTTGATAAGAACTCTCATAATGATAGGGATAGCTATAGGGATAAACTTTACCTGACTGATTCCCATTGGCGATAATCTCAAAGTTTTTTTCTTTGTACCACATCGATACTTTTTTAAAAACAATCTGACTTTGAATGGTTGATGCGACCAGCTCGCCTTTAGATAGACTTAATACATCGACATAACAATACGCTTTAAATGCCGATGTTTCATAATGCATTTTTAGGGCATCTTTGGAACGAGACAAGTAATCGACAAAGTCTTTATAGCCTTGATAGCCTTTTAAGAATATGAGTGTTTCAGTGATATCTGTTAGTGGAAGATTGCTTTCAGTTTTTGCAAAATATTTATTGTATTCTAAATACTTAATATCTAAAGAAAACCCAAGACCACTGGCTTGGGTTATAATCGTTTGGTTTTTATGGTTAAAATAATATAGTTCACCATATTCGTTTTCTAAGTAAAATGCTCTAATCAAATGACACTACCTCCTAATGCTTGATTGATAGAATCAATATCAAAGGTCGGTGAGGTTGTATTGATTGTGATGTGGTTTGTGTTAGCGGTACTTGAAGTATTGTTTGTACTGTTCGTAACTTGGCTAGAACCTTTTAGGTTAAATGTATCACTAAAGAATCCTCCAACCTTACCAAAGAATCCGCCAACTTTATCTGCAGCCTTACCTGCAAAATCACTAATGCCTTCCGTGACGTTGGTTGCAATGTTACTAATCCCTTCTGTGACACTACCAAATACATTTTTAACCTTACCACCAAAGTCTCCTATCTTTTTAGGTAACTCACCAATCCATTCAAAGATCTTCTGAATAAACTCGATAATTTTTTGTACCACTTTCAAGATTGGATCAAGTACAGTCTTTAAGACTTTAATGGCTGGAACGAGTATTGCTTGTAAGACTTGACCTAAAGTAGTAATTAAAGGTGCGAGTGCTTCTAGTATTTCAGCAAACATCGTTACTTGCATAATCAGTGGCATTAATAAGACGTCTAATATTGGTACTAAAATATCCACGAGCATGACAACTAAATCAATAATCACATCAAGGATAGGTTGTAAAGCGGTAAGGAGTGCATCAACGATCATCATGATGGGAGGAAGCAACAACATAAATGTTTCCATAAGTCTATCTAGAAGTGCTCTAAACTCTTCACTTTGAAATAATGCAAGGGCTAAAATGGCGATAAGCGCGCCTATACCAAGGGTAGCAAAATTTATGCCTGCCCCTGCAAAAAGCCCCGCAGCTCCCACACCCTTAAGAGTCATGGCCACAATATTTAAGAGTGGTCCAACCTTACCGACAATTGCGAGTACTGGACCTATTGCAGCAACTACACCTATAAGAGTTGCGATCATTTTTTTTGTATCTGAATCTAGACTATTCCATCTTGTAATCCAGTCTTTAACAACTGGTATCATTTCATCTCTGACTTTGATAATGAGGTTTTGAATCACAGGCATGAGTGTGCTTGCGATATCTACTGCCAAACTTGATAATGCTTGTTTGGTTCTATCTAGGGCATCTGTAAACTCACCCGCTTGTGCAGCTTGTTCATTCGTCACAATCCCAAGTTCTCTTGCTTCTTGTCTTAAACCGTCAATGACTTCTGCTTCTTTGGATAAAACTGGAATAATGTCAGCTGCGACTCTTTCACTTAATAAATCATTGGCCACACCAACTCTTATCGTTTCATCTTCCACTTTACTTAAAGCATCTCTAATCAGTAAGAAAGCTTCATCGGTGTTTTTACCTTTTAAGTCATCCACTGTCAGTCCAATTAAAGCTAGGCTATCCGCAAACTTATCACCATTACCAGTTGCAATATCACCTAAGATACCATTAACCTTAACAAACGCTCGTTCCATTCTTTCTGTGGAAACCCCTAATATAGTTGCGGTATGATTCCACTCTTGAAATGCTTCTGCAGAGAGTCCTATCTTTTCTGCAGTGTCACCAATTTCATCTGCAGTATAAGCAGTCTTAATCGAAAAAGCTGTTAAAGCAGAAACGGCTCCTAAGATAGGAACCGTTACAGATTTAGTGAGTGTTGAACCAAGTTTACCAATCTTATCAAACTTGGCATTACTTAATTCTTTGATTTTATTGTTTGTATTACTTAACTGTCCATTGAGTTTAGCAAGTTCAGCCTCTGTATATTGGACATTACGTTTGAGCTTATTAAACTCATCTTGACTCATATCACCAATCTGAACTGCTTTTTTAGCTTTTTCTAGTTCTAGATTTTGAGTATCAAGTCTTTTTTTAGTTGTTTGTAAAATACTATTTAATTTATCTTGTTTTGATTTCCATAAATCAAGATTAGAA